CGCATCGGCCTGCAGACGCTGGTACACCGCCTGTTGCAGGGCTGCCGCCACGCCGTAACTCATGCGGAAATCTCCTCTTGTGCGAAACAGGTCAGGAAATGCCCGCCCGGGTCGGATTCCGTGACCGCCAGGATGCGGAAAATCCGGTTGCCGTCGCGAAACCGCTGTTCGGGCCGGGGACGGCTCGGCGCGCCATCGGGGGCCGCGCGCACGGTGATGCGGTAGGGGATCGACGAAACGGTGAGAAACTCGGCCGCCTTTTCGCGGCCCGTGCCGGCGCGGACTTCTGCCCACAGCGTGCCGAGCGTGACCCAGGTGGTGGTGAAACCACCGGCGCCATCGGCCACGCGGCTGGGCTCTTCCAGCACCAGTTTCCGGCTCAGAATGGGGGCACGCATCTTACAGCCCCCCGCCGAACAGCCGTACATTGCGATAGCGCTGGATCAGGCTGGTGACCCCGTGCGGGATCTCGCGGCCCGAGGCGGCGGCGTCGCTGCGGTGCTCATAGTAATGCGCGGCCAGCAGCAGCACGGCCTGGCGCAGGTCAAAGGGAATATCGGTCCAGGCCGCGCCGAACCCGGCGTCGAACACGATCACCGCGCTTCCCGCCACCGGGATCGCCGGCAGGCAAAAGGTGGTGGCCACCAGGCGCGGCCGGTGCATGTCCTGTTCCAGCACATATTTCGATGGGTCAATCACCTCGGTCGTGCCCAGCCGGTCGACAATGGAAAGCGAGGTAATGGCCGTGACCGGCGCCACCGGCAGCGCCTGCGCCGCCAGATCGCGCCAGGCGGTCAGAGTCCACTGAAAGGATCTCGAAAACAGCGCCTTGCCAGTGCGCGCCTCGATCGCCGAGAGCGCCGCGCGCAGGAAATTTTCCAGCACGCTGTCCTGCACCCCGTCATCGGCAAACCCGGTGCCAAGCCGCAGGTGCTCCTTGAATTCCGCGACCGGTATGGCCGTGCCCGGCACTGTGGTCAGCTCGACTAACATCATGGATCTTCTCCAAAAATTCCGGGCCCCCTCAACCGTGTCGGGAACGGACGCGCGCCAGCCAGCATTGCTCGGACGGAGGGGGAGCAGCTAGACAACACAGGCCTTGCGGCGCGCGTCCTGGCCCATGCGAAGGTCACCCCCCGCATGGGATCAGATTCGGGCTCTTACGAGATGCCGAATTTCAAAAGCTTGATCGCGGCAAAGTCGCTCACGTCGCCGCCCACGCGCTTGGTGGCATAGAACAGCACGTTGGGCTTGGCCGAGAACGGGTCGCGCAGGATGCGCGTGTCCGGGCGCTCGGGAATGGTATAGCCCTTGGAGAAGTCGCCAAATGCGACCGACATGCTGTCAGCGGCAATGTCGGGCATGTCCTCGGCGATCACCACCGGATAGCCCATGAGGCGCGAAGGCTCGCCCGCCGCCAGGCCATCCGACCACAGGAAGCGGCCGTTCGAGTCCTTGAGCTTGCGCACCGCACCGGCGGTTTTCGAGTTCATCAGGAAGGCACCATTGGCCCGGTATTGCGCGCCCAGCGCATAGACCAGATCGACAATCGCATCGCCCGGATTGGTGGCGTCGAAATCGCCCGACGTGCCGGTGACCACATAGCCCAGATTGCCCCAGGTCCAGCTGGCATTGTCCACGGCGGTATGGTTCAGAATGCCGGTGGGCTTGTTGACGCCGTCGCCGGTGATAAAGGCTGCCGCTTCGGACCGCGCAAACACGTCGGCAATGCGCCCGGCCATCCAGGCCTCGATGTCAAAGGCGCTGTCATCCAGCAGGCGCTGGCTGATTTTCGGCATCGCCGCCAGTTCGTGCAGCGGGATCGAGATCCGGTCGATGGTCGGCGTGGTGGTTTCCGAAGTCGCGGTAACCTCATCCGCCCAGCCCGAGGCCTGGTTGCTCTCGTCGATCAGAACGTCGTAGGCGGTACTTTCCACCTGCACCACGTTGGCGACCTTGCGCAAGCTGCCCGCGCCCACCAGGGTCGAGGCGATGGTGGCCGAGGTTTCCGGGTCTACCAGATAACCGCCATCGGCGGCAACGGCGGTGGACATGGCCTTGCCTTCCAGGTCCAGCCCGCGCAGGCCCTCGTCATCGCCCGAGCGCAGATAGGCCTCGAAAGCCTTCTTGTGCGGCGCGTCCAGATCGGTCTCGGCGGCCAGGGCGGGACGGCCCAGAATGGTCGATTTGCGTTCCAGCATGGTCAGTTGCTCTTTCTGTTGTTGCAGTCTTTCGTGAATGTCGCCTTGAAAGGTCTTGAGTTCGCTCATGAAACCGGCCAGTGCGGTCTTCACCTCCGCGGCCGGCGAGGCCCCTTGAGCTTTGGTCTCGGTCTTGCTCATGTTGTCATCCTGTGGTGAGGGGTTCAGATCGCTGGCTCAGCCTTCGCTTTTGGCTTCATCTCGGGCCAGCATGTGGCGCGCGTCCTCAAAGGCCGCGGCCAGCTCACGCAGAAGGTCGTCGGCCTCGGGGCTCGTGCCCTTGGCTGCTTCCACCCGCGCACTGGGCAGCATCGGGAAGGTCACCAGCGACACTTCCCAAAGCTCCAGCTCGTGCAAGAGCCGCTGGCCCTTGTCGTTCTTCGTGGCTTTCACCGTGCGATAGCCGATCGACAGCCCGTCGATGGCACCGGCGCGTACCAGGGCGGCAGCCTCGCGACCGCGCTCCACATCCTTGAGAATGCGCCCCTCGACCCACAGGCCGCGCGCGTCCTCGCGCACTGCGTCCCAGACGCCGATGGGTTGCGCCGGGTCGTGCTGCCACAGCATCTTGACCCGCGCGCCCTTTTGCTCCAGCGCCTTCAGGCTGGCCGCATAAGCGCCCTTGGCGACCACATCGCCACCCTTGTCCACCTCATTGAAATGACTGGCATAGCCGGCAATCCGCACGCCTTCCTTCACGGTTTCGGTCTCACCGATGCGCACGAATTTATGCTCAAGATTCAGTTGGTTATCCATCGTTGGTCATCCTTCTTCGCTGAGCTTGGGCAGACCCAGCAGGGCGCGCTTTTCCGCATTGGTCAGGAAATCGGCGGCAGCAACCCGGCTCCATTGCGCATCGCGCTCAGCCGCCAGCGCCGGCACCTGATCCAGGTCGGGCTTCAGCATCAGATCCTCGCCGGCAAAACGGCTGATCCAGGCCGAAACGGAAGCCGCCACCTTGCTCACCAGCGGCAGCACGGTCAGCCGGTAAAAGGCGCGGTTGGCCTCCTGATAATTCGCATATGTCGCGTCGCCCGGAATGCCGATCAGCATCGGCGGCACGCCAAAGGCCATGGCGATTTCGCGCGCGGCGGCCTCTTTGGTTTTGTGGAACTCCATGTCCGAGGGGCTGAACCCCATCGGCTTCCAATCGAGCCCGCCTTCCAGCAGCATCGGCCGCCCGGCGTTACGCGCGCCCATGTGATAGCTTTCGATCTCGCTTTGCAGGCGGTCGAACTGGTCGGCGCTCATCTGGCCCTGGCCGTCGGCGCCCTTGTAGATGATCGCGCCCGAGGGCCGGGCCGCATTGTCCAGGAGCGATTTCGACCAGCGCGACGCGCTGTTGTGCACGTCGATCGCCTGGGCCGCCGCCATCAGCGGGGTCAGCCCGTAATGGTCGTCCTGCGGGTGGAAGCTCTTGATATGGCAAATTGGCGAAAACTCTTCGCTGACCCGGAACCGGTGCTTGCGGCTGCCCACCGTGTAATCATAAGCCACCGGCCAGCCATCCGCCCCGGGCACCAGGCTCATCCGGTCCGAGCGCAGCACATGCAGCTCGGCCGGTACACCCGCCTCGGCACCCACCGCTTCCAGATAGCCGTTGCCGGTCAGCATCAGCTGGCCGAAAAGCGCCTCGAACAGTTCGGCCCGGCCCTGGGCCGCATTCGGGCGGCGGATCAGCGCCATCACCGGATGCGTCTCATAGCGGCGCTCGGCATCTTCCAGCACCAGCGGCAGGGCGCTGGCGGCCTCGGCGATCAGCTTGACCGCGCGAAAGCCCACCGGGTTCGAGATGAAGCCGTTGCGCGTGAGGCTCGCCGCGTTGCGTGGGCTCCAGGCCACCCGGCCCGCGCTCTGATAGGCGATGACCCGGCCCGTGGCCGAGGCCTTGGCCTCCGGTACATCCGCCGCGCCGCGCCTGAGAAAATCCAAAACCATGTTGCTCCTCGCTCTCGCTTTCGCTTGCTGGCGCGCCCTCGCCGGGCACACCTTTCCCGGCGCGCCCAGGGGCGGTTTCGGGATCGATCTTTCGGGACATGCCCGGGGGCCGGGCCTGCGTCTTGTCGGTGTTTCACCGGTGTCTGGCCCTCCCCCGCCGCACATTCGGGCCGGGGCGCCTCAATCCGATGTCTGCAACCTGACGCCAAAGGTTAAAAAAGTGTTTAACCCAGCGTACGCAGCTGCGGCCGGCGCCAGTTGGTGGCGGGACCGATCATCAGCTCGGTCAGCGCCCAGACCAGTGCATCCACCCGGTCGGGGCTGCCCTTGCCCTCATAGCCCTGGCTGGTGATGCGGCACATCTGGTCCTCAAGCGGCCCCAATCCGCGCAGATGGCGCACCCGCCCCTGCTCATAAAGCGCCGCCACCGGCTCGGCGCGCGCGACCTTGCCACGGCTGGCCCGCACAGCCTTGTAGGGCACCAGCGGATCAAGCTGCCGAATGACACTTTCCACCAGGTCGCCACCCTGGTTGACCTCGGCCACCAGGCGTTCGGCGCCGTGGCGCTGCATCGCGTCCAGGGCCGCGCGCGCCCATTCCCCGGGTGACGCCGCCGCGATGCTGGCATCCTCCAGCACCACCGCCCGCCAGGTGTCGGGCGGCCCTTCGGTCAACGCGCCCACCACCAGAATGCCGCATTCGTCCGAGCCCGCGTGCCCGGTTACCGGCGGGTCCACCGCCACCACCACGCGGCTGAGGCTCGGCGCTGCCTCGATGCGCAGGGCCTCAAGGCGGGCGGTGCTCCACAGCGCGCCCTCGGCATCTTCCAGCAACACGCCATCCAGTTCCTGCCGCCCCAGCCGCGTGCCGGCATAGCGCGCCTCGACCTCCTCCAGGAACGAGCGCGCCAGATAGGCCCGGTTGGCCTCGGTCGGGGCATGGGTGGTCACCGTCGAGGGCGCTTTCAGGATCCGCTTGAGCACCTCCACATTGCGCGGCGTGGTGGTAACCACCTGGCGCGGGTCATCGCCCAGACGCAGGGCAAACTGCAGCATGTCCCAGGCCTCCTGTCCTTTTTTCCACTTGGCCAGTTCATCGACCCAGGCCGCGTCGAACTGGGGCCCGCGCAGCGCCTCGGGCTCGGACGCCGAAAACAGCTGCGCCACCGCGCCATTGGGCCAGACCAGCCGGCGGCGCGTGGCCTCCCATTGTGGGCGGCGGTCCGGCGGGCTGCAGGCCAGGATGCCGCTTTCGCCAAACACCATCACGTCGCGCACCTGGTCATAGGTCTCGCCCACCAGCGCCACCCGGCGCGCGCGGCCGGGCTCTGCGGCCCTGCCGCCCTCGACCTGGGCGCGCACCCATTCGGCCCCGGCGCGGGTCTTGCCCGCGCCCCGCCCGCCCAGGATCACCCAGGACCGCCAATCGCCTTCGGGCGGCAATTGATGCTCCATCGCCCAGAACTCGAACAGATAGGGCAGCGCCGCCAGCGCCCCATCACTCAGGCTGTCCAGAAACTCCCTCTGGATTTCGGGATCTTCTGAGGCAATCCAGTCGGCGCCGGATTTCATCGCGTGCGCCATCGAGGTCGAGCCCCCCCGCGCCTCCAATTCCAGTTTTCTCACAGAACTTTTCAA